TAACCCAACTCTTTTAGCTACACTACCAGTAGCAAGTTCTTCCAGTATTTCAGTCGCCAATTCAAACGTATGTTCTAAGGGAGCTGCTTTAACCCCTCCCCAAAACCCATCCCACCCAATAGCGATATCGTTATAAATATCAACATTGTCATTTCTTTTATCTATGGTATTTGCTAGTAACTCATCTCTTTTCTCAACGGTTATACTTCCATTATCTACAGCAGTATCTAAAGAAAGTTTTAATGCTTTATAACTACTACTGTCTATTATTTCTTCTTTGGTTTTCTTCTCAAAATATTTCTTGCCTTCAAAGCTAGCTTGAAACTCTTGTAGTTTTATAGCCGACTCTTTAAGGGCTTCTGGCTTAGTATCCTCTGCTACAGCTAAAAGATACTCAGAAAACTTCGCTATAGTAGTGTTCTCGGGGTGGGTTTCACCCATTGTAAACACGGCATTAAGTTGATTAAGTATATTTCCACCTGTAGCTAATGCTACGGCTAAAGCAGTTCGGTCTATAGTTTCTAATAAGTCTCCGTAAGCAGTGCCCTCAAATGCTCCCCCCAAGGGATTTATAAGGCTCCCCTTCTCTGCTTGTGCTTGCATTACAGCAACTAAATATTTAGCGCCGTCGTAAACAGCACTGCCAATTGTTCCGACTATCAAAGGGTCAACTTCAGGGTCTGTTATGTCTTCCGCAAAGGCTTCAGGGTCTTCTTTTCGGTAGGTGTCAAGCATTCCTTCTAGGGCTTCTGCAAACTCTACGGTATTACCATCTATACCTGCAAACGACCCGTCATCATTTGATTCAAAAGCTCCTTCGGGTAAGGCTATGCCTGCATCAGACATTGCTGTTTTAAGGCTAAGAATACACCCTTGTTGTACAGCCCCAGTATTAGACCCTCCGCCCAAGACTGCGGAACTAACTTTTATAAGGTCGCCAATACCTAGACTACCATCGTCATCCATTAACCTAATGCCTTCTGCGGCAGCGGCGGCAGAGTTAGAACCATAAACAATCTTAACACCCCCTGCCATAGTACCTTTAAGAGAAGGTATAGCCTCTCCTATAGTTTTTGGTATTTGTGTGCCACTACCAATTCCTTTAAAAGCAAGGTCGTTTGATAGGTTATTAAACCCGTCAATAGCGCCGGGGATAGCGCGTAACCAATCAGAAGCGTGTAATGTTTCTCCTGAAAGCCCCTTAGCTGCGGTATATACAAGTCCCACCATAGGAGTAAACATGGCGGCTATAGTCATAATAGGGTCTAAAAAATCCCATACACTACTTTCAGGTCTAAAGTCGTCAGACCGCCCATTAGCTACACTATTACCTATGCGCTGGTAGAACTGACTAACGGCTAAAGGATTGTCGCTTTTAGGGTAGAATTGAGGTGTCATTAAATCAGTTCTAAGGTCAGTATCTCCCGCGCCAGAATTATCTAAATACACCTTACCTTGTATTTCCACATACTTCATAGCATCTGGATTTTCTACAGGGTCATAATTAGCATTAACTTCTTGAATAAACAAATTTTCATATGTGTCTTTGTCTATCCCGCCAGCTTCTTGTAACCCATGCAAGTAAGTTAACTTGTCTTGTAAAGGTAAAAAGCCATACATCTCAGCAAAAGAGTCGGGGTCTTCTGATCCAGCTTGTTCTAAGTCAGCAGTGAACTCTTGGTATTTTTCTAAACCAAACTCGGCATTGATTGTGTCAAATACTACCTGTGGCCCTTCGACAGCGGCAGGAGAAACGTCATTGCCTTTATTATATGGCATGTCTTCCCACTCAGCGTGGGGTGTGTCTGCTAGGGTATTTAATTCCGCAAATACTTTGTCTGGGTCTACACCAAGAGCTAGTGATTTTTTAGCACTTGCCCATGCCGCACTTTTTACTGTGGTACCTACATCACCTGCAAATACGTTTTGCATACCTTCAAAGTATTTATCTAGTACTTCTTTCTTCTCAGGAGTAAACCAACTTTGTTCAGCTAAACTTTCACCGTTAAGACTATAAGTTTCGAGGTCTACTAAATAGCTTGTGTCTTCTAAAACAGTGTTAATGTCAAAAGGTGCTTCAGCCGCAGCATTTACGGCTTCCCAATCAATGTCCCCCACTGCGGCATCCCAACCACCACCACCTATAGAGTCTAAAGTTAAAAGTAAATTAGCAAAGTCTTCGCCGTAACTCTCTTGTATAGAATCAATAGCGAGGGTTATGTTACCCGCAGATGCATTCTGAGAAGGCATTGCATACTTATAGGCTTTATATGATGTAGGAAACCACTTAGGTGTAGCTAACGGCCCCATCCCAAGAAAAGTTTGGCCGGGATACCGCTGCAAAGAATACTCGTCAGACCATCGGTCACGAGATACTGAAGACTGCCACTCTTTAAAAGATTCTAATTCAGATAAAGGAGGCGCTACATAGTCAAAAATACTATCGTCGTCAAGAAAATCCCAGTAGTCGTCGTTCAGCGTACTCATATTACGTAATCTCCAAGATGCTGGCTACGACATGCAGTCTATTGGCAGTAGCTGCGGTTACTTTTAATATCTCCCCCGCCTGTACTACTAACGGAGCGGTCAATAACTCTACTGTGGTATTTGCACCCACAGCTTTTGTCTTAAACAGGCTGTACACAGTACTGCCATTAGTTATTGTCACGGTAATAGTGTCCGCGTTACCCGTGTCTTCAGATACTAACATAGATTTAACTATACCCGTAGTCAAACCTGCACAGGTATACAATGTAGTTACACTAGTAGCAGTTAGATCGACCTTCGCGTTTACGTATGTATTAGCCATTAGCTCATAAACCAAGTAGTAGCTTCAGATTGAAGCACAAGTGTATCATTTCTCAGGGCTTGGTCTACCTGATTAAAGTACAGACGTAGAGAGTTATTAAACTTCTCAAACGCTAGTTTATTGTACTCTTCAGGAGGACTAGGTAACAAAGGAGCACGGAACTCTACCCCATAATCTGTAAAATCTACCGACATTATCTTCTCCCATCTGGTCGCATATCAACGCGGGGCGAGCCTAACTGCCACGTTACTCCTTGGGCGGTAGACTCTACTTTAAAGCTAACCTGCCTACCTCGCACGCGCAAGTATATCTCCTGCGTAAATTGTTCAACGGGAGAGGTAGCTGTCCTAACTACGGAGCCACCGCTGTTTCCGCTTTCTGATAGAGGGTCGTTAAACCCAGAGCCAGAGTTTTGCAAGGCAGACATGGACATGGTTACAACGGGTGAATCTGCCGTAGACCCGTCAAAGGTTATATCAGGCAACATACGAGACACTAGCATAAACTTATGCCCATCATCTAAATCAAACTGTGCAGACGTTATAGAGGCTACTATTGGCACTGTGGTGCCTGTTTCGGCGTCGTCCAGCCCTACTTCGTGTTGTACTAGGTTATTGCTATTAGTAGCGGCTATGGGGAAATCTCCTATACCAGAGTCCATCCAAGCGGTACGTGCTAGGTTACCGTAATACCATATTTTCTGTACGTAGTTGTATACAACATATCTGTCGTTAGTATTACTACTAGCAGACGGGTAGAACCACCATATCTCATCAAACCCTTCGTTGGTACTACCAAATATCTGTTCTATATTATCTCTGTTTATATCACTAAATACGTATCGTTTTACGTCACAAGGGAGCACGTTTACTCCCCCGTCATACATATAGAATTTATCTTTACCAAACCAGTAGGCAACGTTATCGGCAACAGCCACGCTATTTTGAGACATTATAGAAGCGTTCTCTCCCACAAGCTGCGCTGCCCATACCACAGGTGCTCCGACATACTGTAATGAGTATACAGAGAAGTCAGTCCACACTAAAAGTTCTTGTCGTGTCTGTTCTGCCGCTATTATTTCTGATCCACGCGATAACCTAAGATCGCCCGCTTGAGTAGTTGCAGCAGGCGTCCAGTTAGTAGCATTCTCTTGGTCAGACCATCGAATTAGCATGGGGTCTTGAGTAGTAGTGCCTAACGTGTTAGCGCCAAAACAAAACACAAACCTATTAATATCCGATACAAGTATTATATTCTGTGCCGTAGGTACATTTGACGCCCCAGACTCCGCGCTAAGTAGGGTAGCAGGATTCTCTAGGGGGGTGTTTTCTGAAGCATCCCATAAGTATATAGGGCCGCCTCGGTGACCAAGTATTAAATCCTCTCCAAAATTACCCTGACTCCATATACGAAGGCTTTCTGTACTAGCTCCACCGTTACCCCACGTACCTTCTCCCCACGTACCTGCACTCCAACCTACTAAGGGAGATTCTAACGCGGTTCCAGAGCTAATTTGGTATGTAGCCGTAACTGTACCGCCGCCTGTAGCAGTTGAACTAGCCGCCGAAGCTGCGGTAATAGTATAAGTATTACCTGTAGAAAATGTTATCTGAAACTCGCCATTTAACGTAAGGCCGCCAGATGCAGAGGCATTGCTAAAAGTAACAAAATCTCCATCAGAATACCCCCCGACAGCATCGGTAACAGTTACTGTTGTAGAGCCATTAGCAGTAGTAAACGGGTTTGTAAGCGTAACAGTAGCGCGTATAGGCGTTATGTCGTAATAAGCACCGCCATTCTCTAGGTAGTATTTAAGATTTGTGCCTACACTTGTTAGAGTTAGATCGACAAGAGTTACCCATGAGTGTAGCGAACGACAAACACCTTGGAAAGTAGCCGTAGATATACGTTGCCACCCACCAATTTTCTCAGGCATACCTTGCCTAAACCTTACCTTATCGCTTTCATACCAACCGCCTTCACTAGTGTATCTAGTGTTTTCACGGTTAACTCCTGCTTTTAACTGTAGTTTCTTTAGTGGCATATCTCACCTGTACGTGTTTCAGTAACACCATACCACCGGAGTAGTATCTCTAGTGTCTACATGGATGAAAGTCTTAGCGACTCCTATACCATTAAATCCCATTGACTGAGCATGTTTAATGATAGCATATGCTTCGTTGCCGTTGTTGATTCGTATGTCACTAGCAATGCCTTTTGCATGGGTTCCTGCTTTAGTTTTTCGTGCCTCAATGCTATGGGTCTTATCCCTGTAACCACTGGTAATGATAAAAGGAAACCCACACTCATGGCGTAGGTCATCAAGTTTTATCAAGAAATCCTCATTCATCTCATTCTCGCCAGTTTCCTGACAGTCAAAGTCTGATAGTTTAAAGTATCTCATTTATTTTTCTTTCCCATCACACCTTCAAACGCACCCCCACCAAAATAAAAACCGACTATCGTTAACATGATCCAATCTATTTTAAAGGCGTTAATAATCTCTTGCACTTCCGTAATGTCTCTACCAAGAAAGAACAAGACTAATACCAAGATATAAGATGCTACAAAGGTAAAGCCAAATATCAGGGCTAAATATCTTTGGGCTACTTTAAAGGGTGCATAGCTCTCAAGGAGATCAGTCTTAGCTTTTGTCTTAGCCTCAATAGCTTCTGTTTCAGAGGTGTGAAAGCTATCTATTAGATCAATGCCTTTGCTTACAATGTCGCCAGAACCTAGTAGTTTTTGAAAAATACTCACAGTAATCCTTTCTCTATAACAAACAGGCCAATGATTAAAGGATACATTCCCCACAGCATCATTTCGGATTTTCTAAAACGCACTGAGCCATCTTCTAGACGCTTCTCAATGTTTTGCATCCTTACAGCGCATTCACGTTCGTGGGCCTCCAACTTCAGTAACGCTTCCTTGACCGTTGCCATGTTAATTCCTAAAATCTTTCTGATATGATTATGATTATCGTTATTATTAAACAGATAACCGCTATTATAAGACCACCTAAAACGTTTGGGTCTTTGTAATCTTCTCCCACAATTACCTCTTAAAAATCTCAGTGGTCTCTGGGTCTACCCATTTAGGAAGGCAGTACGCTCTGTAAGGAACTGTGTAATCTAACTTTGACGCGCTTCTTGAAAGTCCTTGTCGAGTAATTACGTTAGCAAAATAAATGCAGTGATCTACATCCTCAAAAATTCCAAACTCTTCAATGCTTTCTACTTGCTGATTAACTAACGCCTCAAGCATCAGAACAAAAGCAAGTGTCATCGTATTACTCTAGTCTTTCCGTCCACCCATGCTAACTTGCAGACGCATTCGGTAGGCTCATAGTAACTTCTTTCCCTGTTGTAATTTTGGGCGTAGTACCTACAAGCGTTTAAATTTTTAAAATACATAGTCTTTTCGTGATCTACCTGACCATCAAAAATAAACAATAAGGCTACAACTAGCTTCATCACTTAGCTAACAACGCCTGAACGAGAGCCTGTATCTGTTCGTTTGTTTGCTGTTGAGTTTTTTCAGATCGCTCTAGACTCGCCACAATAGCCGACAGTTTGGTTTCAGTAACCGCTTGTGCTTGTCCGTTCTCTTGCGCTTTCTTTAAGGACTCTCTTGCAATCTTGTCAATTCTTTCACGCTCTTCAGATGCAAAGGAAGTCTCAGCTTGAAGCACTCCCCAAGCAACAGCCATCGCTACGACAGCCGCTCCTAGTGGTAATATAGTTGACGGTATTTTTAATTCACTCATATTCTACCCAAGAAAGTGTGTCTTCGTCCCAAAGGTATTCGATGACGCCGTTGTCAGGTTGCGGATAAGGCGTTGGGGGATTCCACCAACAAGTAT